AACAACTATGGCAAGAACAATACAATCACCTGGAGTAGAAATTAAGGAAGTAGATCTCTCTTTAAGACCTAACATACCCGTGGGCACGACAGTGTTTATCCCGGGTTTCGCGAATCAAGGACCAACTGATGAGTTACTCACAGTGTCCAGCTTGAGCGAATTCGAACAAATTTACGGACTCCCACAAAACGCTGCAGAGCGATACATGTATCATTCTGTCAAAGCTGTGTTTCAGAGCCCAGCAAACATCTTGGTGTCTAGATTGCCTTACGGACAAGGTGCTGGTTCTACAGTGGCTGACAAATACAGCGTGCAAGTCTATCCTGTTATACCTCGCCCGGTGATGGTTGATGGTGCAGCACCGGAGATCAATTCTGTAGAGAAAGATCAACGCATGATAGCATGGCATCCAGTGGATCCAGACGAAGTTGATGCTGGTGGTGATTACGTGTTGGCTCAATCAGCCAGTGCTTCTCATGCTGGCACGGTGGACATCGTGACAGTTGGACAAGGATCAGACAAGAATGACTGGTCTCTAGTGGTTGACGTGTCAGCCATAGACAACACAAACACATTTGACGCAGTGTCCGGAGTGTTCACAATAAACAGCACATCCAGTCGCATGACAGGTAAAGATGTAGTGAACAGAATCAACAGCAATTTTAGTGACAAGCTAGTAGCAACTGGAGGTCTTGAAGACACACCAGCCACAAACGCAACATTGAGCGCCGGTGGTGTGGAGATCACAGCCAACGTGCCTGGAGTTGGTGGCAATGTAACGGTCACGAGAGACTCTGGCACACAATCCAGCGTGAATGATCAAGGAATTGAAATCACAGCAACTGTCGCAGGCCCAGCAGGGGATGTGACATTGACACCGGACGCCGGATCGGCCGCCACAGTGACAGATCAAGGAATCACAGTCACAGCAGACACGGTCGGAGTCGCAGGCAATTTGACTTTAAACGCTGTACCAGCAACTGGTGCAACATTCACATCCGGAAATGGTGATATAGAGATCATAGCCGACACGCCTGGAGCCGCTGGCAATGTGACTTTAACAGCAGATGGTAGTTCTGACGTAGACGCCCTTGTCGCAGTACACAATTCAAATCCTGCCAATGCCAGCAATCAGCTCACTGTTGTGAAGGGTGGAACCGATGTCCGCGCGAACGGTAACGACATGGCTTTACTCAGTGGAACAGATGGTGATGATGCAAACACAATAGTCGCAGCACACAATTCAGTCGCCGGTGCCGTTCAGATAACAGTTAGCAACGGCGGAAGTGTCGTACCAGCAACTGATTTGATTCTAGTTGGTGGTACAGACGCCAAAGATGCTGATCAACTGGTGAGTGATCACAATGCTCTTTATACAACAAACACATTGAGTGTCAACTCCGGTGGAAATGTTGTACCTTCATCAAATTTGACTTTGGCCGGTGGTGTTTCACCATCGACCGTACAACAACTAGTCGATGCACACAACGCTGGAAGTACAACAAACACATTGACTGTCATTTCTGGTGGAGCAACCACACCAGGTTCCAACTTGACTTTGACCGGTGGTGCAGATTTAGTTGCATCAGCCGACAGCATAACAGCCACGCCAGCCTCAGCTAGTGTGGTTGCTGATGTCACTCTGCTTTTCACAGGTGGTGTTGACGCAGGATTGAGCACCAAGGTGGTGCCAATTGGAGAATGGAGATTTGGTGAGACCAATCCTGGTGGATACGCTGGAACAACTCTCAAAGACGCTGTTGATAGTGTAATCGCTGGAATACCAGCATTGAGTGGTTATTCTCAAAATGACCTGTACTGGACTGAAGAAGTCGCTGGTGATCCATTGAGCATACCAGCATTGAGAGCATACGAAACACCCGAGATTGCTGACATTGTGGCACAAGCAGTGAACAGTGTCGGATGGGATTTGAGTGCAAGTGATCGTTACTACTTGGGTGAGCCAAGCAACATCGAGCTTGACAATGCCAACTTCCAGAAGACAATCAAAGGTGAAGTCAAGTTGAGCGAGCAAAACGCTGGTAAGCTTGAGAATCAAAAATTTAACTCATATGACGACCTGCTGACCAAAGGTGGAGCCGGGCTGATCATTGTGAATGACAAGAAGTTTGTCGTCAACGAGAAATTCGAAGGATACTACTTGGGAATATCAGACAACACAAACCTCAACCCTGCAACAGACTTTGATGCAGTTGGCAAGTTGAAATCATTGAGCAAGAAGCTTGGTGGAACAACTGGTGGTTATGTTGACGTGCCTGATGCTGACGCTGGTACGAAAAGCCGATTGACATTCTCATTGAGTGCTGGATTCTTATTCGATCAGTATGGTAACAAACAACAAGTTGGTCTTGACGGTAGCATGAGTGAAGTGTTAGAGAACTTGAGCGAGTTTGATCTCAACACTGACGAGTTCAGTGATGTGTTGTCAGTGGCAGTATTCAAAGTACGTCAATCCACACTTGAGCCAGACGCAACCAAGCTTGATTATCTGGTGGCAGACAGTGTCATCGGTAGTGTCAATTACTTCAGAGAACGTTTCTTATCAACTGGTGGTACATCCACATCGTATTTCATCGAGAGTGAAGCTGAAAACAGCAACAATCTGTACATGAAGTTCAACGAGGGTATATCTAAAACAGCCGGCAATTGGTTAGACGAAAATGGTTACCCGACTCGCAAGATCAGAGTCATGCCAGCCAAAGATGTACGCTATTATGATGAGCTCTCAACAAGCGAGAAATCAGCTGTTGAGCAATCGGTTAACGACTTCAAAGTGAGTCAGTCGTTCTTGAACGGTGCTGAAGAGACTGAAGACAGAGCTTACATCAAATCTTGGCAAGAATTGCAAAGAACTGGAGCAGCCGTAATCAAACATGCGAACAATGTGTATCCACACGGTGTTTATCGCAAGCAAGCAGCTGCCGCCAAAGAATCTGGTAACATACCTGCAAAACTAGATCGAATTTTCGAACTAGCAGACAATTTTGACTTGTTTCCAATCGACATCACAATTGAAGCCGGTTTGGGTACAGTTTATGTTGGAACAGATGGTGGTACAATTGAGAGCTTTGATGATGAAGAGTTTTTCAACATCGGTGACCACACTGTTAGTAGCACCGGACTGAGTGGTAGTGGACTATACACAACCAAATTGATTGACAATCGAAGTGAAATCAATTATCTTGTCAATTATGACGTGATATTTGACACGTTCAAGAGTTTCAGTCAGTTCCAACGGAAGGACAACATATTCATAGCGGATCCATTGCGTTACATCTTTGTACAAGGCAGAAACAGCAAGACATTGACAAGCAAGCAACGTGAAGCCGGGGTCAACTTCTCACAACACATATATTGGCCATTGAGACACATGATGACCGGTGGCACAAAGAACAGCAGTTACTGCACATCTTATGCTAACTGGGGATTCACCAATGACAAAGCGTTAAATCGAGGAGTCTGGGTACCAATGAGTGGTTTCGCAGCAGCAGCCATGGGCAACACTGATAGTAACTTCTATCCATGGATTGCTCCAGCAGGGTTCACTAGAGGCCTGGTAAGTGGTATACAAGATCTGGCATTTTATCCAAAACAAAAAGAACGTGATCAACTGTACAAGATTGGTCTCAACCCGGTAGCAAACTTTCCAAATGAAGGTTTCGCGATCTTCGGGCAAAAGACAATGCAAGCCAAACCTAGTGCGTTTGATAGAATCAACGTGAGAAGGTTGTTCTTGTACTTACAGAAAGCGACAATGAACACGGTTAAGTACTTTGTATTCGAACCAAACACATTGTTCACTCGTACTCAAGTCATAAACGTTCTTAGACCGATATTTGAAGAGGTGAAAAACACACAAGGTATGTACGATTACTTGATAGTCTGTGACGAGAGGAACAACTCACCAGACACAATTGATAGAAACGAGCTTGTTGTTGACATCTACATTAAACCTACACGAGCCGCTGAGTTCATTCTAGTCAACTTTTATGCTACTAGAACTGGTCAAGACTTCAGTGAATTAGTGTCCTAACCATAAATATTTAAAGCTATGCCAGACGTAAGACAAACAATATCAGATTTCTATAGAGTTGCACAGGAAAGAGATTTCAGCCGCGACTTTCAATTTAGAGTACTAAACATACAGAGCGGTGACGGTGCATTCGCCATCACTGAAGATGACTTGGTCTATGCCCAAGGTGGAGCCATTCCTGGACGTACAGTCGCTAATCATGATGTCGCTTTCATGGGACTGAATTTCAAAGTGCCTGGTTCTGCATCATACTCAGGAACATATCCGCTCACATTTTATAGTGACAGAGAAGACAGTCTGAGAAATTTGTTACTCACATGGAGTAGAGACACGTTCGACGACGCGACAAGCACTGGTAACTACTTTATGCCAAAGGAGACATCGATTGTTGATCTTGTACAGCTCGATACTCAGTTGGAGCGAGTCGCACAGTTCACGCTTGTTGGCGCTTATCCTCAAGAGATTGGAGAAGTGACCTACACAGCCGCCGGCACAGGAGCGCCAGTTACTTTCAGTTGCACTTTGAACTACCATTTCGTTAGATCCACAAGATACTAACACTAAACCAAATCACAATACAAACTAGCCGTG